TCATGCCCCCACCTTACACCTGCAGGGGGCTAGGCTGGCAAATCTACGCCTGTGGCGTGGCAGAGTTGGCTGCAAGTGTGGCTAGATAGGCTTGGTAGTCTGAGTTGGCAGGGTCGGTGGGGATAAACCAAATTGTTCCATCTTCTGCCGTCATTTTAATAATTGGCGATGATGGATTGTAAGGATTATCTAATTTTTCATAAGTATTCATTACAACTCCGCACTAGCAATAAAATATGCAACAACCGAATGTCCAGCACTTACACCAGTATCTACCTGACTAATAACCGCCGGATATGAACCATAGATTGTGGCAGAAACATCAGTTGATGAATCTTCATCATAGATTTTGCCGCTTGCTCCCGTTTGAGGACTATAAATAGTTGCACTTGGGGTGGTTCGCATGGTTACTGGCAGCCAAGCACTTAGAGATGTTCTTGCCCCATTGTAATTAGCAATTCCTCTGGTAATGCCTGTGTAAGCAGCCGCACCCGCAATGCCCGTTATTGATTTGTAGTAATACCTCTGGCAGAGGGCTAACTCTCCTTGGAGTGTGGCACCTGTTCGGCTGAATGGGGTTGCTACTGAACCAAGTTCTAACTGTACGCCAGTAAATTGAAAGTTAGCACCATTTACAGTTGAGTTTGAATTACCAAATTCAATAGAAAATGATGTTGCATTTGATGGAACTGTAAAGGTTAAAGGATTTCCAGCAGTCCACGATGTAGTGTTTGTTAAAGTGCTTGATGCAATAGATGTACGAGTATTGTATGGGGCAAGATTTCCATCTGTTGCAGTTGAATAATAAGCCGTTACAGTCCAAGCGCTTGAAAAGTTTGTTGGTATTTTGTAAAGGTAGGAAAGCGTTACTGTTTTTCCAGCCATTCTCAAAACATCTGAAGTTTCCAAAAATTGAGCAATAAAGTAATTTGTTGAACTAGCACTTGATTGGGTAATGCTTTGGTAATAACGAAAACCTGTTGGTGGATTAGATGTACCCTGAGCAACAGTAAACGCCTGACCCGAGCCAAAACCAGTAGTGAACCAACGGTCAAGACCGTAAGCATTTCCAGTTCCTAGCGATTGGCTAGTACCGCGTTGTGCTAATTCCATCGCTCCGTTAATTAAAAAGTTCTTACCAGCAACCACAGGAGCTACTGCTCCACCCGTATTCTGCTCAACTGTTGAAGTTAATTGTGCGCGACTCATTATTCACCTGCCTGTGGTGTTGTAGGAATGGAAGACTCGGATGGGAGTGTGTTTTGTGCCGCTAACTGGGCATCGTAATACTCTTTGGTCATTGATTGATATTGATTTGGCGCTACTTCAATTTGCACCCAATCAACCATTGTTCCATCTTGTGCTTGAACTTGAAATGTAATCATTTATAACTCCGCACTAAATCCGAGATAACCGCTTGTTGTGCCTTTGGTGTAAGCCCAAACCACAGTTCCAGAAAATCCAGACCCGCCAAATGCAAGTTCGGATTGATCTTTGCCGCTTCCGTTAGGTTGAAAAGCAATCGTGCTAGGTGTTTGGTCTGCACCAAAAGCAGAGAAAGCAACATTTGACCAATCAATAGTTCCTGATGGGGCTACTCTCATTGTTACTGGATGCTTTACGATAATAAAAGCATTTGTTGAACCTGTAACATAACCAGAACCTAAAATTTGATAGGGTTGGTCGCCGCCTTGTCGCCAGTAGTACCTTTGGCAAGCCGCTAACTCCCCCTGAAGTGTGCCAGTAGCAGTTGTGAATGGGGTGGCTACTGAGCCTGCTTCTAACTGTACGCCCCAAATGTCAAAAGTATTTACGCCACCAGCAAGGTTAATATCTATTTCAAGATAAGAACCTGTTCCAATAGTTTTACCTGAAATACTTGGGATTGTGTAAGTACCGTAAACTCTTGTCCAGTTGCTTGAAATGGTTGCGCTACCGATTGGTGTAAATCCAACTGCGCCAGAACCACCGCTACCAAAGTTCTGATACATATTTGAGCCACCAAAAGAGGTGGTAGTGGATGACCTAATCCAGAATGAATAAGTAATAGTTTGACCTGCAAAAACCCTTACATCTTCAATTCTTTGTTGCATCAATACATAAGTATTTCCTGTACCAGCAGCGGTTGTTGCTATACGAAGGAAAGTTCCAGATTCATAACCTGTTGGGCTATTTCCTGGAGTCATAACTTGCTGAGATACAGTTCTTGTTGCTCCCGAACCGTCATAACCGATTAACCAACGGTCAAGCGTATAACTGGCTGAAGCGGGGTTGCTGAAAGTAGTACCGCGCTGCGCTATTGCGAAATCACCGTTTAGAATTTTATTACGGCCAGCCAAGAATGATGGGCCAGACCAAGACACTCCACCACCAGCAGAAGAGTTTGCCACGAGTGTTGACCCGTCAGCGCCTACGTTTAAGGTGCCTACGGTGCTGGCACCAGTGCCTAGAGCTAGATCGCCTTTGGCGGTATAGGTAGATAGTGGTACAGCATTGGCTACGCTAAAGGCTGTGAAGGCTAGTACTACAAGAACATCGCCAGCGACTAACGCGGTAAGTCCAGTAATGCTTGAGCCAGTTGAAGCTGTGTAGTCGACGTTGCGTACTAGGAGTACGCCGTTGACATAGACCTGCTCAAAGCCTACTGCGTAGGCAAGAGTAGCGCTGTTATCGTCAGCACCGGACTTGGAGGTTTCACCTCCCGTCGCTGTGTAGCGGTACATAGTAATGTTAGCCGTGGCAGTTATGACTGTCCAAGCTGTTCCATTCCATACATACATGGTGTTGTTAGATGAGTTCCAGTATTCGGCTCCGGTTGCTAGGGCACCACCTTGATTGTTTAAGGTAGGCGGTGACGATTTAGCACCCAGATACTTTTGATCGATACTGGTAAAGGATGAGGCTGATGATGTAGCTGAGGTAGCGGCTGCAGTTGCCGATGCTGCTGCTGATGTAGCAGAAGTAGATGCTGCGGTAGCAGATGCTGCAGCGGATGTAGCTGATGTAGCAGCAGCCGTTGCTTGTGCAGCAGCTCCTGAGTAAGCACCGCCAGCTCCAGTTGCCGAGATGGATGCAGAGTTGGCATAGCCAGATGCAGAGGTAGCGCTAGCAGCAGCAGAGGTAGCAGAAGTAGCAGCACTGTTTGCGCTAGTTGCTGCAGCAGTAGCGGAAGCAGCAGCGCTGGTTGCTGATGTAGCAGCAGCAGCCACGCTAGCCGTCATGGATGCTGCAGAAGCAGCAGCGCTAGAAGCGCTGGTTGCAGCTGAAGCAGCCGATGTGGCAGCAGCAGATGTGTAGGAAGCAGCAAGTGTGGCAGAAGCAGCAGCAGAAGTTGCCGATGTTGCAGCGCTTGCAGCAGAAGTTGTGATGGTTGCTACCGAGTTAGCAGCAGTAGTAGCACTGGCTGCAGCAGCGGTGGCTGAGTTAGCAGCGGAAGTAGCACTGGTTTGCACTGAACTAAGGTATGTAGCAGCACTAGTAGCACTGGTAGCAGCAGATGCAGCTGAAGTTGCTGCAGCCGTTGCAGAGGCGGCAGCAGACGTTGCTGAAGTTGCAGCAGCAGTCTGGCTTACGAGGGCGCTAGAGGCGCTTGTAGCCGCGCTAGCAGCGCTTGTAGAGGCAGCTGTAGCAGATCCTAGGATTGCATCTACATAACTCTTAGGAGTAGCAGATGAGGTAGACATGCCTGCAGAAGACAAGCCAGTGATGACCGGTGTGCCACCGATTGTAGGGCTGGTCAAGGTCTTGTTTGTCAAGGTTTGGGTAGCGCTGTCAAGGATCACTGTGCCTGAAGTATTAGGCAGGGTGATGGTGTTGTCCTGTGTCGGATCAACTACGCCAAGGAATGTCTGGTTGCTATCTACTGTAGAACCTTCAAAGGAAATACCTGAGTCAGCCTCAGCAGTAGAGGTGAGGATAGGGGAAATAAGAGTCTTGTTGTAAAGAGTCTGGGTATCTTGGGTACCTACGACAGCCGATGTGTTGCCTAGACCGTGTACTCCCATGGTAGCGACTTCGTGGGTGTTAGCCTCACGTAGGTCACGACCGATAACCATGTGACGGACAACGGCACCAGCTGAGTGATCCTGTGCTGTGGACCCATCTACTGCACGAGTGATTGTGATGTTATTGCCAGAGACGGCAGTAATATCTACAATTTCTTCAAGTGATGTATCTGGATCGATAACAATGGTAAAGGTTTGACCCGCTGAGATTGTTACTCCACCAAGCAAGGTAGTCGCTGAGTTAACAGAGGCTACCGTAGCTGTATCGATAAGAGTAGATGAAAGAGTGGTCTGTTGGGACCGCGAGGAGTACTTACGAGGTGTCTGGGCTGTCATCGTCTACCTTATCGAGAGTAGTGGGTACGGGTAGGGTAATTAAGCTTCTGCTTCAAGGACTCGTCCTCAAGGCGTTGCTGGTACATCATTTGTAGCTGCTTGGTCACATTGATACCTGTGCCATAAGGACGCTTGGAATCGTATTCATCGGCAGCAGCAGAGGTCAAAGACATACGAGCAGGATCGATAAAGGATGACAAACGGTAAGTAGCACCGTAGATAATGACATCTCGCATAGAAGATGGAAGGGTGGTTACAGCCTCAAAGTTATCTGTCTCGTTGACAAGGAGCGATGGCTGCTTGGCATAGACACAGTGAACTGTACGACCCGGAAGGATGTTGTCATATAGTGAGACAGTCTTAGCGTAACCCGGTGTGAATCCATCAGGGGATTCAACTGACCAAGTAGCCTGATCTGCTAGTGGATCCCAACGCCATTGGCGAATTGGTAGCCATTCCTTTGTAGGACCAACAGTCTGCCATGACATGTGCAAGATCTGGGTTGCTTCTGATGGGATCTGGTAGGTAGTACGAGATGCCAAGAAGCTGAAGTCTGTAGAGCCAACTCCGAATACCTTTGGGTATACAGCAGAGATGGTGTCGTTAATAGCACGGGTAACCGCTACGCGTGGAAAGGTGGGGGTAACAATAATCTGAGCATTGGCTGAGTGTGCAGCAGCGGTTGTACCGTTGTAGCCACGTCCGAAAGGAGCGATGGTCACGGTGTTAGCCTGACGATCGTAAGCATCTACCCACATCAGTTCGTCATCGATCTCGATGATTCCTGTGCCGATGTTCTGAGTATCGCCTACATAAATGAGTAGGTCTCCAGAGGTGCAAGCCTGAGTCAGGTAGGTAGAACGATCCTGACGATAGGTGAAGCCTTGGATGTTAAGTTTAGTATCGTTGATTAGGTCAGCAAGAGTTGTCATTAGGAGGCAATAGTCCTTAATGCGGTGACCGCTTCGACGTAAGTTGATGGGGAACCGATGGTTCCAATACCGGAGATCTCAGCAAGAACTGAGTTCATTTCACGATAATCTCGTGGTTGGCGAGTAGCGCTGACTTTGTAGTTCAGCGAAGCAATTACGCCTGTGCCTACTGGGGCACCTGTCCATTTATTCACTGCACCTTGGACATCTAGGTAGACAGCGGGACTTGGGTAAGTACCACCATTAGCTAGGCGGTTAAATTCATCTCGGATAGAAGAGCCGGGGAAACCGTAGAGCGTATAGGTTGTGCCGTTATAGACGGCTGTACCATAGGTAGCCATTACTTACCTTTCTTGTTAAGAAGCCCTGCCCGCACGTGGTAGGCAGGGATTCGATTACTTACCTTTTTTGGCTGGTAGAACGTTCTTAAGGTTCGGATTAGCCTTCTTTGCTGCTGGAGATGCCTTGCGAGTTGATGAAGCAAGGATTGCTCCTGCTGACTTCATAGATACGCCAGACTTCTTAGCGATTGACTTTTGGGCGGCTTCAAAGCCCATACCCTTTGCCATTAGTGTTGACGTCCTGCTTCAGGCTGTACGTATACGCCTTCTACAACTTCTCCACCCATAACAGAGCCTTTAACTCCATCAAATGGTTGTGCTACTGGTGCTGATGCTGGTGCAACCCCACCTTTGAAGTCTGCTGTGTTTGCTGCAGAGAAATCGCTGTAAGCACTACGTGTGCTTGGGTTCATCATGTCTGCCATGTTATTTTCCTTTTCCGTATGGGGGTGGTACATCGAAGCCTTTGATGATTGAAGCATCTTGGCCCGGTGCAACTCTGACTGGTGCTGTGATTGTTACTGGTTGCTCACCGCAACCGCATGTCATACACATTTATACTGCTCCTACTTCCTTAAAGACTTCTACTGATTTTTCATTGATGTAAGCTGCTTTAGGCATAGTTTCGCCGTCATAAGGTTTATTGAGAACCTCCGACGCTTGGATAGCTTTTTCGATAGCAGCGGTGCTGGTACCTTCGGGCTTAATACCTTGGCGTCTAGCGTCTCGGTATTTATCCAATTCTTTGTCCCACTTCTTTTGAGTGGTGCCAGATTCGATGATGTGACCTGCAGCATCACCCGTGGCTAGTTCAAGTGTCTTGATCTTGCAACCGAAGCATCCATCCACAAAGGACTTATGACCGTCATGCTCGGTAACTTGATCTGGTTCCCTGAAAGGAACCAATGATGTTTCATCGCATTTTGTGCATCCGTAAAGGGATACTTTCTGCTTCATGTCTCCATCTATAAGGTCGTACTGCCATTTCAAGACCTTGCTAACATGACTATGAGGTGTAAGGCCATTCGTTGATTGGGATGATGTAGTCCCCGTACCCCGCTGCTGTGAGCTCATTTGCTATCTCCTGATTGATGACGTTCTTATATCCGCCCCATAGGACGTAATCGGCTGCGCCAGTCTGATCTTCGGTGGGGTAACGAATCTCAGTCCAGACGTTGTTCTGTCTTAAAAGTGTGATACCGCGGTCTAGGCGAAAGCGGATAAACAATCGTCCGCCACCGGCTGGACCTTCGGAGGTCGTAGGACCAGTGAAGTAATACTGAGTCATGGCACTCCTTGGTTAATAGTCTGTTAATTAAAAGGCCACAAGGCTGGGGGTTTACCCAGCCCTGCAGTCAATCAATTACTAGTGGTTACACGTAGTCAATGCTTGATGATGATTCGACACGGTAAAGTGACTCTTGACGATAGATCGCCCAGCCGCCTACTCCGTACCAACCAAGTGGACGCTGACGCATCAACTTATCAACGACCGGACCGATCACAACGTGGAATTCTTCGGCTACGGCTTCAGACAGAGCTTGCTGTCCTGCGAAGTAGGTGTTGAATACCTTTGTGACTGGTGTTACGGTTACTGTTGCACCTGATGTGACACCAGCTGATGTGACAGCGTTAGATAGTGTCCAGATGAGTCCTGTTGCATCGATTGCTGTAACAGTTGTAGAAGCAGCAATACCTGTAGCAGCAACCTGATCTCCGACGTTGATTGACAACGCACCGGAAGTTGATGATGTTACAGCGATTGTTGTAGCACCTGAAGCAGCTGATGTTGAAGTAGCTGTTGTCCAAGTAGACTGTGTAGCACCTGTCTTAGCTGAAAACATACGAGGTGACTCGATGTAGTACGCACCTTCGTACGAACCAATTTCGCCAGCCCAGATCTCATCTGCAGCTTGGTACTCGTGTGGCTGACGCCATGATCCAACGCCTGTTTCAGAGCGGAGATCAAGGGCAACCTCTGGGTGGATGTACGCAGCGTACATGTTACCCTTGCGAGGAATTGCCTTGTTTGTGCGTAGCTTAGCTGTGACCTTACGGGCAGTAGCTGAGTTAAATGTTGAAGAAGAAGTCAATGAAGCAGTTGATGTAGCTGATCCCGGACGAAGTACGTTTGTACCTGCAGCGAGAACATTCTGAGCAACTGTATCGATCGAGTCTGCCATGTTGAACGCGATGATGTTAGCGATAGCTGGATCTACGTCAGCAAGGCTGAAGAGTTCCAACGCACGTGTTACGAGCACTGCGTTACCATACTCGGCAAGAGTAATGGTTGTGTATGTTGGTGTAGCGAGCGCTACTGCATCCGGATCAACTGTCTCTGTGAGAGAGTTGGTCTGTTGTGTCAAGTCAACGTAACGTTGCAATACAACAGATGAGCCCGGGATGCTTTGACGTGCTGGTGTCTTATCCGCAATGTTACGGATAAGAGGTTGAGCACGGAGCTGGAATTCGATAAGGCGATCATACGCCTTCTGAACTAAACCAGCACTTCCGACTGTACCGCCAAGACTGGTCGAGCCAGTATTTGTATAAGCGTTAGCCATGTTGCACCTCCTATAAGGTTAGAGTTGGGTTGTTATTAAAAGTTTCCGCTGCGAATCATTTCGAGCAGTTCGGCTTCGCTAGCATTAGCGACCCTTGCTGCAATATCTTCGTCACGGCCGGGTGTTACTGCACCCTGCGTAGCAATGTCCTGCTGGCGTAATGCCGCACGGTCAATTTGCTGTTGAGGGTCTGCCTGCTTTTGCACAGTCAACCCAAAAAGATCCGCATTATCATCGAGCCAGTTATTGACTGACTCCTCGTTAACGCTGTCTAAATCTTTTAGGATAAGTCGTGCCGCTTTAGGACTGACACCCTGTTGATCAAGGACTTTATGAACGATCTGCTCGCGCTGTACTTTGGATACTGACTCAAAGCGCTCAGCGAGGTCTTTGTTCTCTTTCTCTTTTGCTCGAAGTGCTTTACGCAACTTCTTAACAAGGTCATCACCGCTAGATGAATTGTTGTTATTCAAGCTCTGATCTTCGAGATCAAAGTCATCTTCATCGTCCCAATCGTTTGTTGCCATAGCAACCGTTCTCCCATTCTGTTATGTGTATCGCAGACCGCACGGACCATTCGGGGAAATGACGTGGCTTCTACTACCGGTCTATGTACGCTATCTCTGCCGGTGTGTGAGATAGGATTCTGTTTAGAACTTACCTTGCATTGACTTTCTCAAGGTTTGGACGTTAGGGTTAATGCCTGATTGACCTTGGAAGTTAGCGGTTTCATAGGCGCTAAGCTTTTGTTGGGTTAGGGCTGCTTGTCCGTTGTTCAGTAGGTATTGCTGTTCGGCACTCTGCTGGTTGTAATTCAAGCCAGTCTGATTGCCGTAGATGTTAGAAATGTTGGTAGCTGCAGGAAGCACATTGGCTACTTTGCCAAAGCCTGTCTGGGCTGTGGCTTGGGTAACGCCAGCTCCATAGAGAGCTTGGCTGTTAGCCACTGTGTTAGCCAGTCCTTGACGAGCAGCTTCAGCACCGATCTGTGAAGATCCGACTTGCTCTTGAAGCAAGGTGCTTGAGATCGTAGGATCCAATACATGGGCTACCATCTGCTGTGGGCTGATGCCGTAGTACTGCTGCAAAGCTGCGGTATAGTACGGATCAGCGTTAGCTACGCTAGCCTGTGCTAGGTTGATACGAGATTGAACCTCAGAGGTGCTAAGGTCAGAACCGATAAGGTTGCCGATAGCAGCTTGCGTGTAGTACTGAGGTGGAAGTCCAGCATCCTTCATCATGCCTGTGATCTGGTTCTCGTAATCGAGGTAATCAGCAGGGGACAAAACGTTAAGTCCAGCTTTAAGACGCTGAGTGTTTCCTGAGAAACGAGTCATGTAGGCTTGGCTGGTCTGAAGATCAAGGCTGATAGCATCGGAACTCATGCCACCCATGGCATCGTTCTTGATGATTGCTTGCAGGGCAGCTGATGATGAATCAAGCTGACCAGTTACAGGATCTGTTTTGTAGATACCGTAAGAAGTAAACAAAGCGTTAACCGTGTCGTAGACACTTTGACGCTGTGTTTGTACACCAGCATCTAAGCCTGAAGAAGTACTGACGTTAGTTGTACCATCTGAGTATGTGATGGTGGTTACATCTTGCCCTTGAGCGTTAACCGATGTGCTACTGCCAACCACTGTCTTGCCACCGTTACCAGCAGCGGAAGAACCAGCAGCGGAAGAACCGCCACCAGAAGATGAGCCAGTGCTATACAATCTCCAAGAACCGCCACCGCCTGCGCTGCTAATCCATGTATATGTGTATCCCGGAGGAGCTACAGGTTGAGTGCCACGGTCAGAAAGATTGGGCGAAGTAGACGCAGCAGGTGTTGAAGTAGCAGCTGGAAGACCCATTTGCGCTAGGGATGCATTGATTGCAGCCATGTCTGAGGCATTAGATGCCATAGCAGCTTGGTTATTTGAAATCTGTACGGCTGCTTGTTGAGCTGGAGTTTGGTAATCTAATTGAACCGCTTGCTTGTTAGTTGCCATTAGGTTGCCACTCCAAAGTCTTTAAGAATGCCGTGTGCGATACCAGTGACTGTGTCACGGGCGTTGTTCGTGTACTGCCAACGAGGGTCAGAACGAAGGTTCTGTTGGAACTGCCACATAGATGTGGGAGTCGCAGTACCGTCTGGTCCGATAGTCGTACCTAAGGCTTTTTGAATTGTTGGATCTTTTGAGAAATCAATAGATGCAGGATCTAATTCAAGAATGCTGCCCATTTGCTGAACATAAGGATCAGCGATCTGCTTCATGGTCATGCCTTTGTCGATCAGCCCAGCAAATCCTGAGTATTGGCTTTTAGCCATATCACGAAGATGTTGCTGATAAGTCTCAATGGTTGCACCAGAGCTAGGGTCATTAACCGCATTGGCAGCCGAGGTAATGTAATCATCGCCTACATTGACACCCATGTCTTGAGCTGTACTACGAAGGCTTTGCTCAGTGGTGATACCAGCACCGGCAGTAATAGGGATCTTGGAGTTGACTGCAGTCTGAGTGATCTTAGACTGAAGCTTGGTCTGGTAATCAGATGATCCGTAAACGCTTGCATCAAAGGCTTGGTACATCGAAGCTGTGACAAGATCATTAAGATTCTTGTCATCAGGAAGGGTATAGCCAAGCTTGGTAGCCTCTGCTTGAATGGCTTGCTTGCGGATTTCAAAGGCAGCCTGATAGTTAGCAGGGTTTGTGAACTGGGCTTCAGCGGCTAGAAGTCCTTGACCGCCATTGGCTTTGTACCAGTTGCTAGATTGAAATAGGGTATTAAAGTTAGTTGGGTCAGAAGACTGAAGGTAACCCTTATCAATGGCTGTCTGAAGCACCCAGCCAAGAGATCCTTTAGGGGAATACTTCTTGCCAGTGGTAGGGTCTGTTACATCGTCTTGATGCCAGAAAGCATAGGCTCCGGAGTATTGATTCTGGAGGATGTTAGATGTGGCATTGATGCCTTGGAGTAAACCGCCTACTGCATTTTCAGTAGCTGTTGAGGCAGAGGTGTTTGCTGGTGTTTTAGCTTTGTCAGCCATTATACTCCTGCCATATTAGATGTGGCTAGCTTCTGCATCATGTCGAATGCAGTACCAGCTGCGGTGTAGGCGTTGTATTCACCTGATTGGCGAATCGAATTCTCTACGAATTGGTTCTCAGTAAGGTCATTGCTTGTTGAGTTGTAGGTCTGACCAGACTTAACACGGGATACTGTTCCGCTAGTTGGGTTAGTAGCCGGGGTATAGCTGGTAGAACCCGTCTCATTCATGGTTGGGTTAGCAGCGGCATACTTGAGGTATGCGTTGCCATAAGCAGCCAGTTCTTGATCACTAGCCTTGCGTCCCATGAACTGAAGGAATAGATCGTTAACCACGTTATTGCTAGCCACGACGTTAGGCTGATCACGGCTGACACGGCTGTAAGTGCTGTTAGCAAAGTAAGGGCTAGAAGCAATGGAATCTTGCTGTCCCATAAATGCTCTAATGTCTACAGGAGCACCTTGGCTAAGACCAGATGTAGGGTTGCTAGCCTGTTGCATAGCCCCTTGAAGGGCTGTTGCATCGGCTGTAGTGAACTTAGAACCTAGCTTGAGTTGGTAGTTCTTGATGCCAGCAGCATCGTAGTAACCGCCAGCTGCTGCGTTCGTACGCAGAGCATCAGCCATGTTCTGGTTAGCTGACAAGAATAAAGAAGCCATGTAGGTAAGACCGTCAACTGTAGATGGCAAAGGCTTACCATCTGATCCAACCATTGTCTTGCCGTTAGGCATCTTGGTTGGGTATTGAGCTGTCTTCCAAGCATTGGTAGCTGAAGTCGTTGTACCTGTGGTAATAACACCACCAGTATCTGCAGCAAGACCTGCAGGAGCAGTGCCTGTTGTAGTTGTCTGGGTGTTTCCTGTGGTAGTGGTTTGGCTACTGCCACCCATAGTACCGGGACCAAGACCTAACGCTCCAGCAGCTTTGGTATCTGTAGTAGCTGAACTACGAGCAAATTTAGCCATTACTTCACTTCCTCAATAGGTCCAAAAGTAGATTGATAGAACTTCTTGTAGAAGCCCAAGAAACGCGGATCGGCTTTAGATGTAGGCGTTCCCATGGCAATCGCCACTGCCTTATCACGCATCTTCTGAGTATCAGCAGCCACTGTGTTGATGTCCTTGGTTGTATTGATCTTATTTAGGACTACGGTTGCTTGATCAAAGAATGATTGATAGTTGGCATAGTTCCAGTCGTTAGACTGATCCAAGCGGTTCATTGTCTTGGTAAGAGCATCATTCTTTAGTTCATAACCAGCTGTGCTTCCGCCAGCTTCATAAGCTGGATAGAGCAAACCAGCGTACTTCTCAATACTTGAAGCATTGATTTTAAGGTTTTCGATTGTACGTGGAATGTAGGTTCCAGCTGGAAGTGCTTGAGCCCATGTCAACTTACGGCTAATAGCCGGAGCCAAGTAAGACTTAGCCAAGGTAACAAAGTCAAGACCTTGCTGAACTTGTCCTAGATCGCTAGTCGTGTTTGAGTAGTTAATAGCACGACGAGGAGGATTCTTGAAGATGTCAGAGTTAACAAAGTTAGCGAAATGCTGTGCTTCGTTAAGGATCTTAAGCCATCCGGCTTGTGCCGTTTCTGGCAAAGTTCCCTGACCCCATACGTTCTGACCAGTCTCTGGGTTGTAACCCACAAGCAAAGCGTTCAACTCTGACCATGCTGGAATCAAGCCCTTAAGGAGCTTGGTAGCCTGTGAAGCGTTATCAGAGGTAATAGCCTGCGGCGCGAACATGTTCAAGATGGTGTTGATGTACTGAGAGTTAATACCACCAAACTGTCCTAGACCAATTCCATGGTCAAGGGCGTTCAGTTGCTTAAGCTCTGTAATCAAAGCAAAGTTCTTATCTAGCCAGTTACCGATAGCGTTGTTTTTATTGAAGGCAAATTCATGCCCATCAATCTTGACGCCATGCTGATATACCTGTAAAGCCTGATTAAGGATTGCTGCTTTACCTGTGTTATCTAGGATGTAACCACCGATGTTGCGGTAGAGAGTCTTGTTAAATGAGAATGGATAGAAGACTGTAGCGATGCTCTTCTCAAAGGCGGTACGATCTCCGTAGCCGTTGATTTTCTCAAGTTTGCCAGCAATCTCTTCGTCGCTAAGACCCATCTCTTTGAGATGTTGGGCTTGCCACATCATGCTGTGCAAAGGATTGTAGAAGTTGAAGATGTCACTTTTAGCCAATGTGCCGTCAAGCTCACTAGCGCCAGACATCTTGCTACCAAATTCCTCTGGGATCAAGCGCTTGGTAAGATCAAATGCATCCTGCAAGCGACCTGTACGCATCAAAGATAGGTAAGGGTTAGCAGTCGCAGGGATGCCTTCTAAGGCAGCCTTAAGGTTAGTCTTAACCATACGACGGATACCAAATAGTGGGTTCAGATCAAAGCGGAACTTATCGCGTAGAGCGATCATGTTCTGTCCTAGACCAGCTGTGGCATCAAAAAGACCCCAACGAGCTGAAGATTCTCCAGCAGGTAGCGCTGTCTTACCCATGAATGACATAGCACCCTTGGCAATACCAGCGGTAGAAGCACGAAGTACATCTTCAACTTTACCTAAGCCTACGTAAGTAGCCTTCATCTTTGCATCAGATGCAAGGATATGGGTGATAACCGCGTTAGCTGTAGCACGATCCATCAAAGGAAGTTCGTATCCAAGCTTGCTATCTGGGTTGATAGGCTGCATGAGGATCTTGCGCATGCTTGCAGTGCTGAGATTGTTGACAGTAGTCTCAGCGCTTTTAGCAAGCTGAGCCTTAGTGCGCTGTTCTGCACGAGCTGTCTCAATTGCAGTTTCATCGCCAGAAGCGAGAAGCTCTGCATTGGCAGGATCTTCATTAAATATCTTGTCGGTCATAGGTGTAGCGCGGTTGTAAACAACGCTGAGTGCACGCTTAGGAATGGTCATCGCATCTTGGAAGATGTGACCTACTTTACCTAGCTTTGCACCTTCTTTAGCCGCACCTTGTGAGAGCAGGTTCAGTACATCGCGTCCGTTCATATTGAACGGTAGCTTTGTTCCTGTCTTCAAAAGCCATTCATCGATAGCCGCTGCGCGTTGAGCACGGCGTACTTCAAAGACGTTAGTGTCCTTGATAGCATCCATGCCTAGACCTAAGCCACGGGCTGCATTACGGATAGCGTTGTTGTTGTCTTCGACAACGTGTGGAGGAATGATCGACTTCTCATAGGCATGACCGATGCCGGTACCTAGAGCTGGACGCCATCCATGAGCCTTAACAGCCTCCCAAGCATCATGTGCTTCCTGAGGAGCGTTATCAAGAAGAGATGCCTCTGAAGCCTGTGTTTGTGAGCGCTTCCAAAGTGCGTACATCATCTGGATTGGATCTTCTAGAAGAGATACTGTCTTAGGAGACATACCTAGCTTCTCGGCAAGAGCCTGACCTTGCTTCCAGATTTCATGTTCTTTACCACCGATAGGCATAGGTTGCAGAGCATGAGGAGCCACTTCTGGGGCTACGTTATTTCTAGCTTCCATCTCAATAGTTGAGAACATGTTAGCTACTTCTTGGTCGTGACCAAGCTTTGAGTATTTGCTAGCCATCTTGCGTACAGCGTTCTGGATGTCTTGTTGAGTCTGGTATTCCGGACCAACAAATCCAAGCTGTCCACGTCCCACAACGTTATTGTGGAAGATAGTGCTAGGCATAAAGCTATCTTTGGCAAGTGCTGGATCTACGCGTACCTTGACAGCAGTGGCTGCTTCAGGCTTAATAACATGAAGGGTCTTGCCATCCTTGTTCATGTACTTGAAACCAGAGGATTCAGTCTTGCTCATCGCATCGCGTGTTACTGCAGCGATACGCTGATCTACTTGCTGCTTGTTAAGCTTGCCAGCAGCTGTAAGCGCTGTGCGGTAAGCATCAAGGACTTCTTGTCCTGTGTAGTTAAAGTCATCTTTGAGAGCCTTACGAAGCTGCTCATAGCCCTTTGATACCTTGCCCGGGATAGCACCCTTTTCAAGATAACGAAGAGTATTGGGAGTATCTCCCGGTTCCATAACGCCTAGCTCATCAAGAGCCTTATTGATGTCACCTGAACGACCCATGTTGCTGCCGATAACTTCTTTGATCGCATCAGCAATGGCATTGCTTTCGCCACGCTTGTTAAGATCTAAGATCTTGGCTGATGCCCCCGAAGGAGACACATGAGTAAGGTTGTAGGTATTCTTCTTAGAGCGGCCTACCCAGTTGGTGTCATCTGTAGCCTTGATACCAGAACCGTAAGGTCCATTCTCGCTAAGCATCCATGTCTCAGGAGCGTGGTCATCTACCTTGTCATTGAGGTGATAGAGAGCCTTGGTATTAGCAGTGTTATCAAAAGTAGGGTTCTTGTTCATGTCAGCGGCTAAGCGCTCGCTGCGTAGGTCTTCAGCCTTGGTTACAGCACTGGACCCGAAGACAAACTTCTTGTTCTCTTCTTTGAGGAGAGTCTCAAGATCTGAACGCAAAGCGGCAATCTTCTGACGAGCTGCGATCCACTTCTCTTTACCGGCTTTGCCAGTCTTGAATTCAGGTAGAACTTCGCCAGTAGCCTTCTTGTCAAGGTAGTCGAAGTTTTCCTTCATAAAATGGGTGATCATGTCATTGGATTGACCAATAAATGAGTTGCGAGCAAAGTTGGCAATGTGATCTTCTGAGTATGCATCTTCTGCGTACTTCTGACCAGCCTTGAAGTAGTCATCTGTACCTGCTTCAAACTTGCCATCTTTAACATCTTGAGCAAGTCGAGTCTCAGCGTAGTGATAAGCAGCGCCTTTATTGAGGTACTCGTTGTAGATGTTGGTAGCTTCAGTCTGACCAAAGGCTTCAGTCATGTCTTTGACAGACAATCCTGTAGCTTGCTTGAAAGCATCGCCTACGCCTGCGGTAGCAAGGCTATCCTTGAGAGGAGTAAGAGCTCCTTCAATAAAGTTACCTGCGTGAACAGAGCCAGCATTGCCCATGAAATGTCCACCAGCAGACATGCTGATTGCATTCAAGGCTTGTCCAAGCATGCCTGAGTAAGGTGCTTGGTGTGCTAGATCATAAGTAGCGGGTGTCCCACCGCTAAGCTTGTCTTCAGCTTCGCTGATAGCAAGGCTTTTGATGCCTGTGCTGAATCCTTGAGATGCCAATGCGTTGGTAACTTGGCGAGCAGGGATACGGCTAAGAGAAGCAATAGTGTTTTTAAGCACTGCATACTTGCTACCTTCGGTAGGCAATTTAGCAATCAAAGGTAATAGGTTGCGAGCACCGGGAACTCCGTTAAGGAGGTTCAATACACCGGAGCCTTCAGCGCCTTTAGCAGCATCTGGAGCAGCATTGTAAAGCCATTTAACGAAACCAAAGCGTGGAGTAGCAGAAAACTCTTCAGGCAAGCTACGAGTAATCATAGATTGAGGCTCAGTAGCAGTCTTCTTGACAAGGGCTGCAACTTTTTGAGCAACGTTAGCGTCCTCAGGGACACTTCCCTTAATCATTCCGCCAGCTACGTTCTTGACAACGCCAGAAACGCCAAGTGCACCGTCAATGACGGATGCAAACTGGAACATGTTTCCGATGTCAGCGATAGAACGACGTGTCATTCCTTGCTGCATAACTTGTTCTGTGGTGGTATTGCCACCAAGATCGTTTTCGATACGGGCTACGTTGGCTGCTTGGTTCTCGTCAGGAGAACTTCCGTGGCCTACGCCGAAATCGTTCATAATAGAACCAGCTTGGTCAGCCATAATCTGGCGTCCAGCACGTCCTAGGTTCTCTACCCAACCGACTATCTGAGGCGCTACCTTAGCTAGGCTAGCTTCTCCGAGAAGTGGGGAGATGATCTTCATGGCAGATACGTTGCCAAAGCCGGGAACGTTGAATTGATCGTTCGCTAAACGGCGTAGTTCATTTGTCCATGATGAAGTCCAGTTACCCTTAACCAAAGGTTGTCCTGTATTAGGGTCAATACCGTAACCTTTAAGCTGCATGCTAGCCTGAACATCGTTGATGTTCGAGGTAACTACAGGTGGGTGTGAATACTGGTTATGAGCCCATGATAGAGCCTTCTGAATAGGCGTCTCAACTGCATGAAGCAAAGGATCTGAAAGGAATGTAGAGCCTTCTAAAGGCTTTGTCATCATTGCTAACTTCATTGTGTCAGCGTTGGTAGCCATGTTCTGAGTGCTACCACCAGCAGGGCTGGCTACGTGAGCAGCAAGAATTGGGTCCATCCACTGTGTGTGACCTAGAGCAGCAAGAGTATTGATACGATCGCCAACAAGATCCGCTGAAGGATTACCTGATGGTGATACCGGAGGCAATGGAGTTACATCAGACATGTGTTACCCCTGTTGTGTCGGTGGTGTTGGCGCTACGTTGCCCGGGATTCCTTGAGGAGCTGATGGTGCTACAGCACTAGCATTGCTCAAGTGAGCCTGCAAAGCGTTGCGGATTGACTTGACTTGGTTTGAAGCATTATTACCAAGTTGGTCAAGAAGATTAAGTGTCTGAATTAAGCCAGCGTTCTGTGCTTGATTCTGTTGCGAGACATAAGGCTGTCCATTAAGACCAGCGTTTACAGGCTCGTTAGGGCGCTGTGTAGGCGCAGATAGCGGAACAGCCTGCGGACCGCTTGTAGGCAATCCTCCGCCCGCTGAAGGCATAGCTGGGACAGGCGTTGGATTACCTGCCAATGGTGCTGCTTGCTGTGTAGCAAAGGTTGAACGGCCTTGACCTTGAGGCAAGCCCGGCATGTAGCGAGGAGCCTGTGTTGTCATCTGACGGATCACTGGAGAATTACCCTTGTTTCCGTTTCCACCTGAAGCGGATACGCCAAAGTTGTTTTGAGGAGCTGATGGTCGGTAACCGCCACTTGCCATTAGTCTTCCTCTTCTTCCTCTATGTGTTTACGAATCTCTTCAATGGTTGGATTCTTATGAACTACCCAATCAGGGTAGGAATCTTTATCAATAACTAAGCCAAGGGCTGTAACATCATCAAATCCTGCACGGCGCAATGACTCGTAATACTCGTGAAGCCAAATGCAGTACATCTCTAAATTGGAATAGCTCTCATCATCAACTGTCTCAACCTTTGCAGATTTCTTACGTTGAGTAGCCATGACTATTCCTTACCTAAGAGGAGTGACTTGTTTTGTGTTTACGCTGCCTGTTGGCTGTCCACCGGCTGTAAGGCCGGATAGCAATGTCTGTAAGTCTGGTGGTCCCTGAGGAGCAGCTCCGGGAGGAGTGCCTCCTACTGGAGCGCCGGGAGCAGAGGGGACGGACGGCTGCTCAACCTGTTGTTCAGCCCCAGCAGGAGGATTCTCGGGTGCGAAGATCTCTTCTATAGCGTCTTCGATCTGAATACCCTTTTGTCGGGCTTGGATCACCGCTGCGATCTTCTTGACTAGATCCGTTGGATCCTGTCCTTGAGTAATCATCTGTGGGATTGCTTGGGTCATGGCGGTAATGCCGCCGAGCAGAGCAGAGCGCAAATCTTCCGTCTCGATACGTTCTTGTTCTAGGGTTACGTTTACTCCGAATGGAAGCTCACGCATAGCCAAGTCCTTGGAGATTAACTTACCGCCAAGTGCTTGGAGCATAAATACTAGACCTTGTGCTGGGTTGAGACCAGCAAGCATGCCATAACGAACATCGGCAGAGTAATCACCCTTGATGTCCTTGGATGGTGTGTACGTTACTGAGTAAGGAGATCCGGAATCGATACCACGGATCGTCTTGGTCTCGTCAAATAACTTCTCATCTACTTCAAAGCAGAGGCTAAGCACATCACGGAGGGCTGCAGCAAAGATTGTTTGTGCAGACTTCACTTGGGTGTCAAATGCACCAAGTAGGGCATTGACGCCCTCGCCTGTAACGACGGATGCATTAACATTGCCGGTACGTGATTCAGGGTATCGCGCTCCTACACGGAGTTCTTCATTCAATAATTGTGACTCATTGAATGCTCCTTGAGGCAGCGTGAGTTCTACTCGACGTACGCCTTGCGGGTTAGCTGTACGAATGACAGCATCTCCACCCAACTGAAGCTCTTGCACATCGTTGGGCAGTACGATTGGTGATTGAACGGATTTCTCTGCGGCTTCCATAGCAAGCAGAGCAAATCGGTTACGTAGCAACTGAATGCCTAACACATCGTCGAACTGTCCACGAAGTTCACCATCAACGCTTGGTCGCTTAGCGACAATAACCATCATCTTGCCCATAGGGTTTGGAACCTGTGAGAGGACGAAGTTGGTACGTGATGGAAGATACATCATCGACTGATCTTTATCGTAATAGCGGATCATCTCGATCATGCCATTAAGATCTTGCTTGTACCCGTCCGGTCCAAGGATCTGTCGTTCGTAGTCTGGGAATTGAGCGACTAACTCAGATAGCGTCATTGAATAACGCTTAACAAAGGCTATGCACCGTCCGTAGCGATCAAACTCGGGATAAGCTCCCACAGGATTTTCTAGTCGGATGCGTGGCAACTTTGCCTCTTCATCCAGTTCAATAATGAACGGGAGGAATCCATAAGTGATGTACATGTCTGCGCCATTGAACATCTGTACATCCATTTGAGAATGTGCAAAGTAGTTGCTGGCGATACGTGTACGAGTGTCCGCAAACTTGCGGGCACGGTCTGATGTTTGGTTGACAGCAGAACAGTTAACTGCTGGTAGTGGGGCAAAGACTTCTGCGAAGTCACGTGCTACTACATCGATAAAGTTGGCTACGACGTTTTGGTCGATACCATCTGGGAAGAAGTTAGGGTAGACCTGTGAGATCTTTCCCTGACGTACCATCTGCACATCACCATTACGCATGTCACGAGACGTGCTGCGATAGCGAAGTGCCATCACACGTGAGATGACTTGTTGCTTGGTTAGCATTTAGTAGTCCTTAAAGTTGATTGAATTATTCGGTTCCGCGTCCCATACCAAAGCCCGGTGTATCAGCGGTGCCTGTATAGCCGCCCTTACCGTTAGTAGTCAAGATAACCTGACCCTTGCTATTTTTGATGTCCGTCAAACCATTCTTGGTGACAGAGGTTTCGCCATGTGGCAGAGGATGTGTTTCTGCGTGTCCTGTGTAATCTGGACGTGCATGCTGTCCACCGAGTGAACCCTTTTGAGGAAGCGGTGCGCTATGTCCTTGAGGAGCTGGGGTTGCCATGTTTGTCCTTA